AATGCCTCCTCTGTCCTGCCATGAACATCGAGGCCCCCCCTAGGGTAGTTAAACATTAAGGTAGTTAACAGACGTTTCACCGCGTTTGGTCAAGCGTATGTGAACCCCCATAATGGGTTGGGTAATAATACGCCAACCCATTAACACCCACGCTCCGACCTTCGGTCTCCGACAGGAGGACAGGGGTGTGGTCCGTTAGTGCAGTGCACCAGGGTGGACCAGTCCCTGGAGTCAATCAAATCCCAGAGCGCCACCAACAGTGGCGAAGTAGTCATGAACTCCGACTTGACCAGTATAGAGATCCACAGCATCTCGGGCTCCTTCCTCGCCCCAAATCAGGCCACTAACAGCAGTGCCCACAGCAGCCCCGGCGATATAACCGACCGCAATCGCAGCAGCATAGGTGCCAGCAAACCTAGCAACACCTAAACCACCCCGAACAATAGCACTATGTTCAAAGGCGATCACACCTACCCTACCACTCAAACGAGCGGTGGCAGGACCATACTCAGCACCGACAGCCCAGATAGCTTTGGCAGTCGGAACAGGCGCATAACGCGCAGCATACCCCAGCACCAAAGCCTCTGCGGGATGAGTCACAGCCCAGGCAACACCTGACTTGACCCACCAAGGAATATGAGGAGATGGATGTCCCATCAACGTCGCCTCCGACCACTAGCGGAGACCAACTTACGTCCTTTCTTCTTACCATTCGGGTAAAGCCAGCGAACACGCTTCCTTCCCTTCGTGAAGATCTTACCCTTCTTCCAAGTCTTCTTGCGGGCCATCAGGAGCACCCCGCAAAAGTAAGCGCATCTGTCACAGCACCAGCCTGCCAGAGCACGAAAACAATCACAGCAGTGATCAGTTGGTTGTCTTTCACCAACTGCAGTATCTGTGCCCCCTTAGCCAGGGGAATAGGAGATGCTGTAGTATCAGACATCTAAACCGCCTTCGCCGCCACGCCCTGGTAAGCACCAGGTGCGAGATTCACACACAGAAGAGCCGTGTTCCCGGATTCACTAGCGAATCCTACTCGAAGGAGACCGGCGAGAACCTCGCCACCCTGGCCGTAGCCAGTGTCCCCAGCATTCGTAATCCTCATTCGAGTCTGAAGCATGCCACCAGCGCCAGACTCAGACCCACCGACATAGATCGGATTGTCTCCTGCAGGAGCATCAAGCGCCCGAGCATAAGGAGGCTGATCTGATTGGGTCTCCTGAATATTACCCAGTTCACCCAAAGTATCACCATCATCGAACAGTTGGTTCATCCATCCAACTGAAGCATCCCCTGGCACAGCAGGGTCACTCGTCTGGACAGTAGTCCGTATATCTCCATATCCCTGAATGATAGCACTGCTACCATCAGTAGCCAATGCAGCATTGTTCGCAGCATCGTCATCGCCGAGCATGTGACAAGCATTAGTGACAGTCGTGCCCGCTGTAGGGTGAGGCGACACGAAAAACGAATAATCCCATTCAGCCCCAACACGGCTGAAAGCCGCTTGACTTCCGTCAAGCGGCATGAGATTCGTAGTATAGGGATCCGCAGCACTACCCTGGTAGTGCGCGCCATCCATGAAGACCTTGAAATCGGACCAAGTGCCCAATTCAATATCGGTCTGTCGATTCATCTTCTTCCACAAGGCAAAAGCCTTGCGGTGAGAATTCTCAGTGGTCCAAGTATTCCCAACAACATCAATGTCGCAAGATGCGACGCCAGGGCCCCATGCAGCCGCAGGGATCACCTGGTAACCCTCGACGTAATACGTCTTATTCTGAGAGTAACCTTTCCGGTTAACCAGGCTCAGACACTGAGCCAGATCTATGTAACCAACAACAAGATTGTGTGGAAGGGAGAACCACAACTGTCGTTGAACTCCCTGCGCCATAGGCTACCGGTGCATTTTGCACACTATAATCATTCTTCCTCAGAAACGGAAGAAATCATTGTTGGCTTCCCGCATGCAGCGCAAAGCCAGCCTTGCACGCCAACAGGGCGTGGACTCCTACAGGAGCAAGGCATCACACACCACCTCTCATTGCGTATAGCTTGTCTATCGCAAAGTGGTGCGTGAAATACACATGTGGATGCTCCTCCGCAATCTGCTCCGGCGTCATCCCATGTTTCACCAAACAGTCGAGGGCGATCTCCTTCTGAGCAGGCCTCACCACGGCCTGACTCTCCGGTCGCCACTCTCCAAACTCCCCCAGGGCGATCACCCGAGACTCTGCCTTGCGACAGTAGTCTCGTGCTTCCGTCCTCGTCCCCTTCCGGGATTCCAAATGACTAGGAAACGCCTTGCGAACCTCGCTAAGGCGTCGAGAACTCTTCCACTCAGTATACACTTGAGCATGAATTCGCCCAGAATCTGGACAAAGTTCAATCTGACCGATAAAATATCGGATGCGCGTGTCCTCACGCAGCCCATCTACGAGCACTCTTACCAGAGCGATAAACTCGTCGTCAGCCATATCGGCAGATCCGATATGCTTCTTGTGCACGGTGTGCACCCAATGCCTCCTCTGTCCTGCCATGAACATCGAGGCCCCCCCTAGGGTAGTTAAACATTAAGGTAGTTAACAGACGTTTCACCGCGTTTGGTC